TTACCCATTGGCGCGGCTTAAGAGCTTATTTTTGAATTCACAATGGTCACGATATAACCATCTTGCTCGCCCGTGGATAACTTTGGCTTTAGGCAGGTCCCCGGACTTAATCCGGTCATAGATGAAGGTTTTACCAAAGCCAGTATCAGCCATGATGAATTTCAAATCAACCAGTGAATCAGGCTGTAGTTCGTGTTGCATGAGTGCTATCTCCAAATAGGGAATCGAACCTGCAAATCAGGCAATAAAAAACCGCCATCAGGCGGCTTGGTGTTCTTTCAGTTCTTCAATTCGAATATTGGTTACGTCTGCATGTGCTATCTGCGCCCATATCATCCAGTGGTCATAGCAGTCATTGATGTTCTCTGCTTCGATAACTCTGTTGAATGGTTCTCCATTCCATTCACCTGTGACTCGGAAGTGCATTTATCATCTCCATAAAACAAAACCCGCCGTAGCGAGTTCAGATAAAAGAAATCCCCGCGAATGCGAGGATTGTTATTCATTGCTGATATTCACCTTTATCGCGAACACCTTTACCGGTTTATCGCCGAAGTGCGGATGTGTGATTGTCTTGATTTCATATCCGTCATACGGAACATCAATTCTACGGCTGGAATCGTCGCGCTTCGGATATCCCTTTGTGATAATCAGGCGGTCATACTCGCGGAACATAATTCGCTTATTCCAGTAGTCATTACACAGGCGATACTCTTCCGTTTTCTCTCCGCGAATCATGGCATCGAAGTATTCACCTTTAACGGCAAGTTGCAGGTTAGCCACGACCTTCCTCCTTTGGCTTGTGAATTTGTATCGTCATGCCGCTTTGAGTGGTGACTACAACGACAGAACCAGGCTGAAGACTGTTAAGATTGAATGCTTCGTAAAACGAAGCCAAGGCCAGCGCTTTTTTATTCTTTCGGTTCCACCAACGCCATCCATTGCTACAGGCTACACTGACAATCCACTGCCCACTCCTGTAAGCCATATAAAACCAGATGAGCAAAACCTGAATGAATGCTATCCAGTCAATAATCGTATATTTCGCGAAGGAGTCCATCACTTCACCTCCTGCGGCGGTTCTGGTAGCGGCATCCAGAACAAGGCGTTCCCTAACCACGATAAAGTGCCGTCGCTCAACTCCACGTATTCCCCTTGTACCTGTCCTGCCATATACTCGCCGTGCTTTGAATAAATTAAAATCCAATCATCTTGAGGGGGCATTCGCTCACTACAGCTTATCCAACCATCCGGAGTTACCGGATAGTTGCCAGCCAGTCTACGCAAAACAGTCTTAACCGCCTCAATACGGTCATCATCGCAACTTTCCAGCGTATCTATGCGATCGAGCATGATGATGGCGTTATCAATATCAGGATTGCCGGTCCACTCATTACCGCGATTGGATTCGGCAGCCTGGTTGCCGCGTACTGGTTGATTCTCGGCTTTACCCTGTCTGTCGTCGCTGCATGAATGCCCTTCCAGCCAGACCAGTGCTTGTCGCATGAAATACGCAATATGCTTGCCGTGGTAATCGTCTTCATCGATGTGAAAAGCGATACTGCGGATATATTCAATTGCGTTTTCAATGGCCTCCGGCGTTATCGGAGTTGGTCCATCGAATTCGGGCATGTCAGGACCTTTTCTGATAGCTTTAGCCAGCTCCAGCGGGTCATCGTAAAGCCAGTCGCCAGTTTGTGGGTGATTTGCTTCTGCAAGCTGCGCAGCCCATTCAAGACCATCTTTTTGACCTTGGAGATAATCAAGTGGCAACTCTTCATGATTACTTGCAGGTTCGGCACTATCAGCTTCGCGCCGCTTCTGTAGCTCTGCTGCCATTGCTCTCACGACTTCAACTGGTGCCCTTGCAGCAAACTCTATGTTGGTGATCAGCTCATTAAGATATTGCTCGCCTGGATACTGTTTCTTATCGGTTATAGTGGTCATATCACTCTCCTTTAGTGCGAAAGTGGTTTTTCCAGCGGTTTTGTGCTGCGCTTCTGTTTCGCCAGACACCGTAAAAACGAATAGAGGAACACCCCCTAAAACCCAGATATCTATAGTAAATAACAAGCCGATTTGAGATACGGATACGCTGCCCCGGCTTTGCTATCAGCATCTTTGCCTTACGGTTTTTCATCGCACTGCGTACCCCTTCTCTCGTCTGTTCCGCGACGCGGTGGGTTTATAGTTAAATGCGAATACCACCCTACCAAACATGCCGATCACCGCCCGTTTGTGATTGCTGATTGGTAGCTTCTCGTACCCCGTCGAACGCGATAAAAGAAGTAATTTTGCTTTACGGTTTTTCATCGTTTTGTTCTCCTGCGTCTCCTTTGATGCGAATGCCAGCGGCGCGGATTGCAGCGATGACTTCAGAAACTTTGTATGCCATTACCGTTTGGTAATCATCGTGAAAATCTGTTCGATGAAGCATACTGCTACGTTCCGGGAGCAGTATTTCCCGCGCTTCCAGTTCTGCTATGCGCTTCTCTGCGGATTCCAGCGCCGCAACCAATTCGTCTACAGTTCCGGCAGCTTGCAGTGCGTAATCGGTAATAGCCATCTCATGATCAATTTCAGTACCGTTCTCATTCGTTGAGGTGATAGCAAAATAATCAGAGTCGATTTCGTTATCAGCTAAGTGGCGTAGCGTATCGGCAACAAGCCGGCCGTTTTCGATTAGCAGTTTCCCTACCGTTAGCGCAATATCCTCGTTCTCCTGATCGCGGCGTTTTATGTATTGCTGGTTTCTTTCCCGTTCATCCAGTAGCGCCAGCACGGTTTCTGGTCCGGCCAGAAATTTGAAGGCGTTGAGGGCATCAATATCAACACCGCTATCTTTAAGTTCCTGTTCGCTTATCAGATCATCATCAACTGGCAACATTAACAGGCGTTCCATTGCTGGAGTTGCACGTTCTGCCGCCTCACGTAGTGCCTGGTAATTAATTTCGCTCACTGGTTGCCTCCTTTGCGAAGCTGGGCAGCAAAGTCAACTAACCACTCAGTCATTTCAACCTTCCCTACCAGGTCTGAACCAGGGTGCATACAGCAATCACTCTGCGCCGCTTTGAAATCCTTATACTCATATTCTTGGACCACCAGATTTTTTGCAGCTTCTATAGCAGCATCCACCCCCTGCGCCCGCACTTCAGACAGGAAAGCATCAGTGGCTGGAATGGGCTTTTGTGGTGATATAGCAATGCGAATTGTCTCAAGGTCTGGATCTGTTTCCGCTGCTGGCACCTTGATATAACCCATCTGCACCCCATTCATGATGAACCTGCGACGGTCATCACATATCGCCTTTAGCCCCGCACTCTCCGCTGCCAGCGCCGCGCACTTGGCCTCAAGGTTATCAATCGTGATTCCAGCAGAACGACACTCCCGCAACGCCGTTTCCAGTTTTGATTCAAGCTCACCGAACTTACGCACCAGATATTCAGCGTTTGTTTCGTTAACCTTTAAATCTCGTGGGATGCATTTACCTTTCAGAAATCCATCCATCTCAATTAGTGACATTTGTTTCATTTCTTCCCACTCCGCCACATCGCATTCAGATATTTGTTTTGATTTACTGAAGGAAAAGAATTTCTCTTAAGCAATTCCTCTCTCGATGGCATTGGCTTTACTCGTTGGCGAATAATCATTTCTGCCGGAAGAATGCCGGGATTGTATGCAAGTCCTCTCATGATTTACTCTCCACTAACTGGTCAATAGCCATGCTAAGTGACATACCTAAAGTTTCGATATGCTGCTGAATATCCTGTAGCGTCTGCGCCTGAGATAACAGGATTTCACGGTTGCATAACTCTTTAACCAGATGCTCAAACTTGCTGTAATAACCGATACGACTTAGTGTTTCTTTCCCTGCATTCTCGCCTTCTTTGATAATTCCTCTTTCACTAAGAATCAGGTCGTGTTTGGTTCCGGTAATAACGTATTTTCCGAGGTCGATGTTTAGCTTCATTGTTAATTACTCCATGTTAATTTATTCGTATGCCTGCTCTTTCTTCATCGAGTTTTTTTAGCTTGTATCGCATAGCTCTTACTGAATAAATTGAGCGGCAGGTTGCAATTGCTATTTCTTCTGCGGAGAACTTACCGAAAAGTGATACTTCGGCTCTTGTCCAGCGTCTTCCACGAAGTCGGCTAACAATGTCAGCGCCAATCCTTGTTGCTTTTGCCATTACTGCTTTTTCAGTCCTTTCCAGTTTTTCAGCGATAACTTGAACTGGCATTGTCGCCGCTACTTCGCGCAAGAAATCGACTTCCCATTTCTCCCATGGAGTCTTTTTCATAGTCGATACCGTTATTTGATAAGAAGTGAAGGTTTCCCAACCTTGAGTTGAGCGCCGGGGATATTTATTCCTGCTTTTAGTTGGTGCTTGATTGCCAACTTGTCGGCTTTAATTGTCGTTTCGAACTCAACGTATTCAGGAGGAAGGGCGCTTGAGTCGATGATTTCTACAGTTTCTGACGGTTTGCGGATTGTTACCTGGTGAATACCTGCTCGAATCTTTTTCTTGCCAACCATTTCAAGCGATGACGCTATATATGATTTGATGCTGTCAATCTTATTTTGAATTACTGCGGCTCGCTCATTCAGCGACTTTGCCTCTTCCTTGAGGCGTTCAGCATAACCAGATTCATTTTTAATGACGGAAAGAAGTTGCTCTATTTTATCGGTAAATTCTCCTTCCATGCCTTCTATTGTGTCAGCAATCATCTCTGGTTCTAAATCTGAATCCATCAATTTTGCGTATTCATTAGCTATTTCATACAGTTTGCTCACTGGCAACCTCCAGTTTCGCTTTGCATTCTATGTAAATGGCTTGTATGTTCTGCTGCAATTTCATTCCAGATGTCAGGCGATATGCTTCTGCAAAATATCGCTTCAAATCATCCATGTTTTCTGCCTGAGCCATTTCATCACAAAGAAGTTGTGCTTTATCCGTTATTTCCTGCTGGCGTTTCCGTTCATCTTCGCGGATATCTTCCTCTGATTTGTGCGGCATAACTGGTTCAGTCCATACACCTTCTTCTTCGTTTAGTACGTGAATAGCACTATCAAGACGTGATGCCTTAGGCCAATACTTGCTTGCACGCTTTACGACCGTCTTTCGCGCCATCTCATTCCAGTGATTTACCCATGGTCCTTTATCGCTGAATGCTGCCTTGCTTGTTTTCCTTACAGCCTCAATTTCAGCCAGACTCATCTCTTCCGTTAGATAATCACCTGCCGGCGTCTTAACTGTGCAGTAAACGCCAACGATATCACCACGATCACCGAAGGCGTTGTATTTATGGGTTGGTGCTTTATCAAGCCCGTTTGACTCATAGGTATCGTTAGCATGAACAAGTTTTGCCTGACCCCATGAGATAACACCAGACTCCATTGCAATATGGAGCAATCCCATATAGCTGATATCAAGGCAAACCATGCCATCGCGCGGAACCAGATAAGCCAGTTTGCTTGCAGGGTTTAAGGTGATGCCGATCGCCGCAACATTGATGATGGCGTTCTGTGCGCTGGTTGGATTTGCCAGTGCTGTTTTAGCCAGGTAATCGTTTTTCTGGAAATACTGAATTGCAAACTGGCTTTCCTTAGCCCATGTCACCGTCTGTTCAGTCAATGCTCCGCAGAATAACTGCTCTTGCTGTTTAACGAATTCAACGATATTGCTCATGCTGCTTCTCCAAAAATGTGTCTGCGTTTAAATATTGCGAAGGCATATTCAGCCTTAACTCTTTCGGTTATTGCATCCCAGAACCATTCAGCGGCTTTTTCCTGATAGTTACAGTCATCATCTTCCAGCCAGTCGATAGCGTCCTTAGTGTGTTCATCTGGTTTATATGAGCGAAGCATTTCGCTTATTGGGTCGCAACGTTTGCAGAGACGATCAACTTCACTGTTGATTCGTTCGTAATCTTCATCAGTAAAACTTGCGATTATTTGCGATATTTCACGCTTATCATTCAGAGTCAGAATCATCATCTTTCTCCTGTTCTTTGTGCTGATTGAGCATTTTGTTCATCTGACGAATGAATTCTTCGTCTGACCAGTTATCTGTAAAACTCATTTCCTGCGATACCACGGAAGGTTGATAGCTGATTTCATCGCTTTATTTGCTTCAAGCCACATTTTTGAATCACCAATAAATCTGGCTATTACTGCTTTGTTTTGTGCCGCACGAAGCATCTGGTGATTAATGGCTATTTCATTGCGCATAATAAGACCTCAACTCTTTTCCATCCGTCACGTAATTTACGGGTGATTCGTTCAAGTAAAGATTCATTTAATTGGAAGGCACCCATGCGAGCGCCTCCCGCGATTGCGTAAATCATGGGTGGTTCCTTATGTTGGTTTTATTAGTAGGTTATTTTTGTTGCGAATACTTCGCCTTTTACGATGGCTGTTATGATATTTTTAGCAACATCTTCTGATGCGCCAACCTTGATAAGGTCAGCAAGTATTTTGTTATTTACTTCTTTTCGGTGAGCTTTATCCTTTGCTCTACGCTCTTCTTCGTCCTTGATTCTTTTTTCTTCTGCTATTCTGGCTTGCTCTTTTGCTTCAGCCTCGCGCCGGATTCGTTCAGCCTCCTCCTGTGCTTTTCTGCGTTCTGCTTCAATTGCCGCCTGCTTTTCTCTTTCAGCTCGTTCTGCTGCCTCTTTTGCTTCGCGCAGTGCTCGTTGCTCGGCTTCAATGCGTTCACGCTCTGCACGTTCCGCTGCGGCCTTAGCTTCTGCTTCTCGCCTTGCTGCTGCTTCAATTTCGGCTTTTGCCTTTGCTTCGGCTTCTGCTCTGGCTTTCTCTTCAGCTTCTCTTTTTAAGCGTTCTTCATGCTCTCGCTTTTCCTGCTCCGCTTTGAGTCTTGCCTCTTCTCTTTGGCGGTCAAATTCGCGATCCATCAAAATAGCTATTTCATGGTCAGACTCAATTTGCTTTGCGAGAGCTTCAGCTGCTGCCTTAGCTTCTTCTTCGGCTTTAATCCGCGCCTGTTCTTCCTCATAATCAGTAAGAGGCTGGCGTGCCTTGGCTTTCAGCTCATCAAGGCGATCACGCACTGTCTTGCGGTTAGCATCAATTAGCTTTGGAATTTCCTTCAGTTCAGCAACAAGGTCTTTGCCAAGACCATCGAGATATGTTTTCGTCTGCGCAACTTTATACGCCAGAGAAGCGATCTCCTTTCTGCCCTTTGCCGTTGTGATATCAGGCACAAAGGACATAACTTCACGTTCAACCTTTTGAAGGATTTCTTCAATCTGGTCGGCAGACTGAAATACAGTCATTGCATTTGCTTTTTCAATAACAACTAAATCTGTTACTTCACTCATATATCCTCCATCAAAAAAATTGCCCTCACACTGGAGGGCAAAGAAGATTTCCAATAATCAGAACAAGTCGGCTCCTGTTTAGTTACGAGCGACATTGCTCAGTGTATTCACTCGTTGGAATGAATACACAGTGCAGTGTTTATTCTGTTGTTTATGCCAAAAGAAGGCCGACTATGCGGCCTGTGATGTTAGATTTACTTTCATTTTTGAACGGCAGCTACAATTATGATGGAATGTACAAAACCACTTTCCAGTTCATAGAAGTGGATGATGGCATAAAATAATCCCACGACTCGTTAGCTACGAGCTCTTTATTAACTGTGGTGGCAGCAATTTCGGCATCGCCTTTATTATTAAAAATGTCGTTCGAATACTGACATTTTCCATCTGCATGCACATATAAAATATCATATGTCTCTGTATCGTAATAACCACTTATGTCTCTGATAACAATTCCTGGCTTCAATGATTTAATTTTCTCGTCCATATCTCACCTCAAATAAGTGGTTTGCTGCGAAAATAAATCCGCTTAAGTTACCTGTTATTTATCCCACCAAGTTCCGTATCTATCTATCCAGTTACACCAATCATCGACACTCCATTTTGCTGTGTCGCATTTTGGCAAATGGCATGAATATCTACCTTCTTTGTAAAGTCGGCGTTTGACTTTCTTGAGCATGGCTCACCTCAATCGTAATAAGCTGGAATTGATTTTCCGCGTTGTTTCTGGCGGCCTGAGCAAGTCACACCCATTTCACTGCGTGGCTTGCGGTAGTAAATACGGTTCTGTTTACGCTCGACTTCTTCTGCCTTCTTGCAGCGAAGGCTTCCGAGTGATGCTGCTTTATCTGCTCTGACGCAACCAGAGAGCTTTAGCGCAATTTTTCGCGCCAGTCGCTGCTCTTGCATTGCCTGTTCACGTTGAGCCTGTCTGCGTGCTCTGCGGCGATTTCTGGCGTTATCGTCAGCCAGATATGTAATGACTACTGCCATGTTGACCTCCGATGATTGACTTTGGCGATTGGATGGCCGGTGCTGAACTCCGGCTTATTTACAGGCACCTTGTTCTCCCGAAGCTCTCCTGCGCGCATCAGCCTGCGCATTCATCCAATCCCAAAGCCAACTACTCTTTGGTTCCCGCATTTCGGCGGGACAATTCCATCAATGTTAAAGAGCCTGCCAATCTGTTCCGTTTGGCTACCAGCGTCCTGCTGATGGCTTAAATTTAAGATCTCTTTAATTAATGGTCAAGAGTATTTTTGAAGAAAACTTAAATTTTCTTTCGTAACTTAAGTTTGGCTTTGATTTTTAAAGGAAATAAAAAAAGGGGCGAATGCCCCCTTATGGAAGGTTTGCTAGTTTTGCATCGACAACTACGCCGATGATTTTGCAGTTCCCGTTGATCTCGATCATCGGATATTGTGGGTTAAGTGGTTTTAGAAACTTCCTGCCTGCATCAATAACTAACTTCTTGAAAGTTGCCTCGTTTTCTCCTTCGAGCTTTGCAACTACCAGTTTCCCGTTACGCGGCTCTACTTCAGGATCGACGAGTATTATCATTCCTTCAGGGATACTGAGACCGGCCGGAGCCGTCATTGAGTCTCCCTTCACGTCCAACCAAAACGAATCGTCTGAACAGTCTACGGTTGTATCGTACCAGTTATCTATTGCACGCTTATGATATGGTTCTACAGCTTCCATCCAGCATCCTGCGCTCACCCAGCTAATCAGAGGGTATGACCCTCTTGGATCATGCCTACTGTGATAGGCAATGTTTGAAAGACTTTCCTCTCCTTTCATCAGATAGTCAGGGGAACACTTCAACGCATTAGCCAGGGCGAGAAGATTCTCTCCATTTGGCTCTGTCTCAGAGCGTTCCCACTGAGATATGGCAACATTAGACACGCCGACCATCTTTCCAAGTGCGGCCTGCCTGATCTTGAGTTCTTTTCTCCGAGCGCGAATGCGCTCTCCCATCAATTGAGTTTTCATAGTTAAGACATCTTAAATAAACTTGACTTAAGATTCCTTTAGTGGACAATTTAAGTGTTCTTTAATTTCGGAGCGAGTCTATGTACAAGAAAGATGTTATCGACCACTTCGGAACCCAGCGTGCTGTAGCTAAAGCGTTAGGCATTAGCGACGCAGCAGTCTCTCAGTGGAAGGAAGTCATCCCAGAGAAAGACGCCTATCGACTGGAAGTCGTTACAGCTGGCGCCCTGAAGTATCAAGAAAGCGCTTACCGCAAAGCGGCATAAGCAAATTGCTCTTTAACAGTCATGGTCCTCATTCCCGCCGAAATGCGGGAATACAACGCGCATAAGTTGATGCGCATAACTTCTTATTTGTTAAGGAAATACTTACATATGGTTCGTGCAAACAAACGCAACGAGGCTCTACGAATCGAGAGTGCGTTGCTTAACAAAATCGCAATGCTTGGAACTGAGAAGACAGCGGAAGCTGTGGGAGTTGATAAGTCGCAGATCAGCAGGTGGAAGAGGGACTGGATTCCAAAGTTCTCAATGCTGCTTGCTGTTCTTGAATGGGGTGTCGTCGACGACGACATGGCTCGATTGGCACGACAAGTTGCTTCGATTCTCACCAATAAAAAACGCCCGGCGGCAACCGAGCGTTCTGATCAAATACAAATGGAATTTTAACAACATCCAACGAGGTAATTATATGCGAAACAAAGGCTTTAATCCACCTGATACACACAAAGAAGCTAAGCGTTTGCGCTTCCTTCGTTCCATTGATGAAAGAACTCAAATCTCTTTTGTGAAAGTTGCCAGAACTGAGTTTCTGAAGGCTGAGGCGAGGGCGTTGCTCCCGTCTCTACCAAAAGAGGAGGGATATACGTTCATTCCAAACGCATTTCTGGAAAAGCTTCTCAAAGAAGACATATCCGTAAGTCAGTTTAACGATGTTCTTAAGGTCTTTCGTCAAGGCAGGTAGTTATGAGCAATACAGCAAAAATCTACGATTTCAGCGCCGCACACGAGCGCAGGAGCAACAGGATGGAGAACCAGAAAACTGGTTACATTCCGTTGTACCGGAGCATTCTGAAACAGTCATGGGCGAAAGATGTTTATCTTCGCACCCTGTGGGAAAACCTTCTCCTGAATGCCGCCAGAAAGCCATACAAAGCGAATTTCAAAGGTCATGAATGGCATCTGCAACCCGGTCAACTGGTTGTGACAGCAGCTGATTTAGGTCTTCAGTTATGCGACAGGCATGGCAAGCCAGCAAGCCGTGATCAGGTTGAGCGGATGCTTCAGGTTTTTGTGAAAGAGGGGATGATTTCCATTGATGGAGAGAAGCAAAAAGGGCGTGTGATCACCATCACAAATTACCATGAATACGCTCAAAAAATGGACAATTCACCCGCACATGAAGCCGCACAAACAACCGCACATGATGCCGCACATGATGAAGCCAGTAATGGCGCGGCTTTCAGCGTACATGCCACACATGAAAGCGCACATGAAGCCGCACAAACAACCGCACATCATGAACAAGAAGGTATTAACAAGAATATAAATAATACCCCCCTACCCCCCAATGGGGGAGGCGATGGGCAGGTTAAACCTGAACGTCGCAAGGCAGAACGAATCGACTACGAATCCTTCCTGAACGCCTACAACACCGAAGTCGGTGACAGACTGCCACACGCTGTTGCGGTCAACGAGAAACGCAAACGCCGCCTGAAGAAAATCATCCCGCAACTGAAAACGCCAAATGTGGACGGTTTCAGAGCGTATGTCAGGGCGTTTGTGCATCAGGCCAAGCCGTTTTACTTCGGAGACAACGACACGGGCTGGACGGCTGATTTTGATTACCTGCTGAGGGAAGACTCGTTAACGGGAGTTCGGGAAGGGAAGTTTGCAGACAGGGGGATTGCATGAGACAGGATATCGAAGCGAGCGTTATCGGTGGCCTGCTGATTGGTGGATTAACTCCAACCGCCAGTGACGTTCTGGCAACGCTTGAGCCGGAAGCGTTTTCAATTCCGCTCTACCGGAAAGCCTTCGAAGTTATCCGGAAGCAGGCGCGAAACAGAAACCTAATCGACGCGTTGATGGTTGCCGAGGCGTGCGGAGAGGAGCATTTCACGTCAATCCTGATGACCAGCAAAAACTGCCCGAGCGCCGCAAACCTGAAGGGATATGCCGGAATGGTCGCGGATAACTATCACCGCCGTCTGGTGCTGGAAATCATGGATGAAATGCGTGAACCAATTCAGAGCGGAACCATCGACGCATCGAGTCAGGCGATGGATGAACTGGTAAAACGTCTTTCAGCCATCAGAAAGCCCCGTGACGAGGTTAAACCTGTACGGTTAGGGGAAATCATAACTGACTACACTGACACGCTTGACAGGCGTCTGAGGAACGGAGAAGAGTCAGATACCCTGAAGACCGGAATCGAAGAACTTGACGCCATCACCGGAGGGATGAACGCGGAAGACCTGGTGATTATCGCTGCTCGTCCTGGTATGGGGAAAGCAATGGCGCTAAGCGAAGGGATTTTACTTGCAGATGGCACCTGGACTACTCACGGAGAAGTCAAAATTGGCGATCGCATCGCGTCAATAGACGGGCTTCCTTCGGAGGTAATTGGCGTCTTCCCGCAAGGGAAGAAATTCACATATTTAGTCACCTTTGAAGACGGACGTAGCGTGAAATGTGCCGACAACCACTTATGGGAAATTTCATCATCAAGATTTACTGGTAAGCGCGTTGTTGATACTGATGCGCTGGCTGGGATGCTACAAAAAACACGTTATCAGGGAAGAATAAGAGTGCCATCCTTGACCGGAGACTTTGGTAAAAATATTCCCCTTGATGGTTGGGTTATTGGGGCTCTACTTGGTGACGGTTCGTTGATAAAAGGCATCAAATTCACCAACTCGGAAGAATATGTCCTGAGCCGCATGAGTGATGCAATTGCACCACTGCGACTGGTTAAGGTAGGAGAGAATGATTATTTGATAAGCAACCAAAAAGGCCAGAAGAACCCACTATTGGACAAACTACGTGGCATTGGGATGATCGGGAAAGGTGCGTCCGAGAAGGAAATCCCAGCAGAAATTTTTAGTGCTAGCAAAGAAATACGTACCGGTGTTTTAACTGGCCTTCTCGAGACAGATGGCTGGGTTGAGAAGTCCGGATGCATCCGCTTTAGTTCATCCAGTCAGAAATTAGCTAAAGGATTAGTAAGGCTTGTTAGATCTTTAGGTGGAACCGCCAAAGAATCCAGCAGGACGGGAATAGTTTACACGTACAAAGGAGAGAAGCATGACGGACTTGATGCACACATGGTCAGCATGAAGTTGCCATCATCTTTGATAGAGCAAATTCACTCACCACGTTTACGCAAAAATCTCGGGATTAACAGGCTTGGCGACCTTGGTGTGGGTATCAAATCGGTTGAAGTTGTTGAGCCAGAAGAGTGTCTCTGCATCATGGTAAGCCATCCTAGCCATCTCTATGTGACAACGGATTACATCGTTACGCACAATACGGAACTGGCGCTGAAGATTGCCGAAGGCGTTGCAAGCCGCGTTATTCCTGGTTCTGACGTCCGGCGCGGGGTATTGATTTTCTCAATGGAAATGAGCGCATTGCAGATTGCAGAGCGAAGCATTGCCAACGCCGGGAGGATGTCGGTTAGCGTACTGCGAAATCCTGCATCGATGGATGACGAAGGCTGGGCGCGTGTTGCTAACGGCATGAGTCAGCTTGCAGATTTGGATGTATGGGTAGTCGATGCCTCGCGGTTATCGGTCGAAGAAATACGCTCAATCGCAGAACGGCACAAACAGGAAAATCCAAACCTGTCACTCATCATGGCGGATTATCTTGGCCTGATTGAGAAGCCGAAAGCAGACCGCAACGACCTCGCAATTGCTCACATCTCAGGAAGCCTTAAGGCGATGGCGAAAGACCTGAAAACGCCTGTTATCTCCCTGAGTCAGCTTTCGCGCGATGTTGAGAAGCGACCAAACAAACGCCCGACAAACGCAGATTTGCGTGATTCAGGAAGCATTGAGCAGGACGCAGACTCAATCATCATGCTCTATCGGGAAGCGGTATATGACGAGAACAGTAGCGCCGCGCCATTTGCTGAAATCATCGTGACGAAAAACCGTTTTGGCTCACTTGGTACGGTTTACCAGCGGTTCTGCAACGGACACTTTGTTGCATGTGACCAGGATGAAGCCAGACAGATTTGCACAACATCAAATGCACCCGCTGCACGTGGCAGACGATATGCACAAGGGGCGGACGTATGACCATCTACATCACTGAGCTAATAACAGGCCTGCTGGTAATCGCAGGCCTTTTTATTTGGGGGAGAGGGAAGTCATGAAAAAACTAACCTTTGAAATTCGATCTCCAGCACATCAGCAAAACGCTATTCACGCAGTACAGCAAATTCTTCCAGACCCAACCAAACCAATCAATCAAATAACTCAGCAGAGACTAAAAGAAGTCCTTCTCTACGATGAGTTAACAGGGAAATTCACATGGAAAGTAAAGAAATGCCAGAGAATGAATGCAGGGGATATCGCAGGGCATAAGAGTAGCGAAGGCTACTGGGTAATAAAAGTCGATGGAAAACTTTATAAGGCACACAGGCTGGCGTGGCTCTATATGAATGGCAGTCTACCAAAAAGTGATATCGACCACATAAATCTCGTTAGGGATGACAATCGTATAGCAAACCTTAGATTGGCAACTCGATCTCAAAACATCCAAAACGTAAACAAAAAGGCAAATAACAAATCAGGATATAAAGGCGTTTCATGGGATAAGAAATCAAGAAAATGGAGGGCGCAAATCGTAATCAACAAGAGGAAAGTTAATCTTGGGTTTTACGATGACCCAAAGGAAGCTCATAAAGTATATGCAAATAAAGCGGATGAATGTTTCGGCGAATTTGCGAGGTATTAAAATGAAATGTGTCAAATATCACCTTACCAATGAATCTATAAGATATAACGCCATTCAGTACCTTAGGACATGCGATTTAGACATCATTGTCGAGTTTAAGCAACGCAACCGCAGCTTAGACCAAAATCGGAAGCTTTGGGCTTGCCTTGGTGACGTTTCGCGTCAGGTTGAATGGCATGGTCGCTGGCTGGATGCAGAAAGCTGGAAGTGCGTGTTTACCGCAGCATTAAAGCAGCAGGATGTTGTTCCTAACCTTGCCGGGAATGGCTTTGTGGTAATAGGCCAGTCAACCAGCAGGATGCGTGTAAGCGAATTTGCGGAGTTATTAGAGCTTATACAGGCATTCGGTACAGAACGTGGCGTTAAGTGGTCAGACGAAGCGCGACTGGCTCTGGAGTGGAAAGCGAGATGGGGAGATCGGGCAGTATGATGCGATGTTATCGGTGCGGTGAATGCAAAGAAGATAACCGCTTCCGACCAAATCAACCTTACTGGAATCGATGGTGTCTCCGGTGTGAAAGAACACCAACAGGGGTGTTACCACTACCGCAGGAAAAGGAGGACGTGTGGCGAGACAGCGACGAAGCATTACTCAAATAGCGTTAGACAACCTGATTTTTACTCCTACCAAACGCACCAAATCCCGCAAGAAACCAATCCCCACAGAAAGCCAGGTAAAGACATTCGATTATGTCTACGGGCTGTTACAGGCCAAATGGAACCGCATGAGGAAAACAAGGTGATTGACCCAAATCGAAGTTACGAACAAGAAAGCGTCGAGCGAGCTTTAACGTGCGCTAACTGCGGTCAGAAGCTGCATGTGCTGGAAGTTCACATGTGTGAGCACTGCTGCGCAGAACTGATGAGCGATCCGAATAGCTCAATGTTCGAGGAAGAAGACGATGAGTGATTTCTCTGAGCTTATTTCCTTCAAAAAAGACAGAGAAGAAATGCGGACTGAATCTGTCTATTACGTTCAACACCGAAATAAACGCTCGGTGCTTGATCAGGAGTTGGTTATTACCGGAGACCTGGCATTCAGAACATATAAGGCCAGCATGGAAATGAAGGATTTCCCTAAATGTGGTTCTGAAAGAGAAGCCGCGTTAAAGCTGGCTGAGTGGATGCAGAGAATGGCTGCTGCAATTGAGAATTACTGGAGTGAACCATAATGGCTAACCTACGCAAAGAAGCGCGCGGCAGAGAATGCCAGGTACGTATTTACGGCGTATGCAATGGCAATCCTGAAACTACAGTTCTGGCACATTACCGGATGGCTGGAATTTGCGGAACGGGAATGAAACCTGACGACCTGATTGGCGCATGGGCTTGTAGCGCGTGTCACGATGAAATCGACCGACGCACCCATAATCTCGACAACAAAGACGCCAGACTTTACCACCTCGAAGGTGTGATCAGGACGCAGGCGATACTGCTGAAGGAGGGGAAGATTAAGCCATGAACGAATATCAGTTTGTGCTTCCATACCCGCCGTCGGTGAACACCTACTGGCGAAGACGGGGAAGCCAATACTACATCAGCGATAAAGGCCAGAAATACCGAAAAGACGTTCAGCAAATCATCCGCCAACTCAAGTTAGACATTTTCACCAAATCACGACTCCGCATCAAAGTCATCGCAGACGTTCCAGACTCCCGCCGCCGCGACCTCGATAACATCCTGAAAGGTTTACTCGATTCCCTTATCCACGCCGGATTTGCGGAAGACGACGAGCAATTCGATGACATTCGCGTAATTCGTGGTGTGAAAGTACCAGGCGGACGGCTTGGTATAAAAATCACTGAACTGGAGAACGTATGAACGCCACAATTCAAACGATACCAGAGCTTCTTATCCAGACACGAGGCAATCAGACCGAAGTGGCGAGGATGCTTTCCTGCGCAAGAGGAACAGTGCTCAAGTACAACCGAGACAGCAAAGGCGAGCGTCACGTAATAGTTAACGGCGTCCTGATGGTAACGCCAGGAAAAAAGGGAAGGCGATGAGCATAAGAGAACTAAACCTCACCAAAGAACAGCACGATTGGCTGAATGGCTGGCTTGAACTGTGGGGCGCATGGGTTTATTCAGGCCGCCTGGAAAAGCGCATGAGCAGCGTAATAGCGAAATTCATGGAGAGCGTAGAGCCGGGAAGAGTTATGACAAGGCCAATGTGTAATGATGATGATGGAATGTTGATTTCTCAGGTCGTCGATTCCGTCATGTACATTGACAAGAAAGCCTTTGGCATCCTCCTCAGCTACTACGCCCACGGCTCTTCCAAGCACGCCATTGCATCTTACTATCATCGCGTCGCAAGACCTCGCAAGATGTTATGCCGGGGCGGCGGGCGCATTCAAAAACCATCGCTCGCAACCTGTCGTCGGGAAGTTGACGAAATCCTCAATGCCTCGTTGTTTATGATTTACCCGGTTCTGGATAGTGCGTTTAAAAACCGGAAACGTGTAGAGAAAATTAAACATGTAGCGTAGAACGTGTTGACATCATTGAGCAAATGAGCAACACTATTCGCATAAGCTGCCGTTAGTGACTCTTAAGTTGCAACGGTGGCTTTTTTTGTTTGCACAACAGGCAAGAGCATTGAACCCTCAGACCTCGCGGAATTGGTGAAAGGTGCCGCGCAGTGCTCTTATCGTTGTGGTGAATGCACAGGCTGATGTGTAAGGGCAAGAATCTTTCGCTGGATTCGGTGTGGCCACGTAGCCCGCTGTAGGCAGTTGCAGCAAACCGGAGATCAGCACCGGTCGCCACAATCCAAACTGAGCCGTAGCCACTGGCTATCCTGAATTCATCAGTGATAGTTACGCTGCGGCCTTCTACACATGACCTTCGTGAAAGCGGGTGGCAGGAGGTCGCGCTAACAACCTCCTGCCGTTTTGCCCGTGCATATCGGTCACGAACAAATCTGATTACTAAACACAGTAGCCTGGATTTGTTCTATCAGTAATCGACCTTATTCCTAATTAAATAGAGCAAATCCCCTTATTGGGGGTAAGACATGAAGATGCCAGAAAAACATGACCTGTTAGCCGCCATTCTCGCGGCAAAGGAACAAGGCATCGGGGCAATCCTTGCGTTTGCAATGGCGTACCTTCGCGGCAGGTATAATGGCGGTGCGTTTACAAAAACAGTAATCGACGCAACGATGTGCGCCATTATCGCCTGGTTCATTCGTGACCTTCTCGACTTCGCCGGACTAAGTAGCAATCTCGCTTATATAACTAGCGTGTTCATCGGCTACATCGGTACTGACTCGATTGGTTCGCTTATCAAACGCTTCGCTGCTAAAAAAGCCGGAGTAGAAGATGGTGGAAATCAATAATCAACGTAAGGCGTTCCTTGATATGCTGGCGTGGTCAGAGGGAACTGATAACGGACGTCAGAAAACCAGAAATCATGGTTATGACGTCATTGTAGGCGGAGAGCTATTCACTGATTACTCCGATCACCCTCGCAAACTTGTCACGCTAAACCCAAAACTCAAATCAACAGCAGCCGGACGTTACCAGCTTCTTTCCCGTTGGTGGGATGCCTATCGTAAGCAGCTTGGCTTGAAAGATTTCTCTCCGAAAAGCCAGGACGCAGTTGCGCTGCAGCAGATTAAGGAGCGTGGCGCTTTACCGATGATTGATCGCGGTGATATCCGTCAGGCTATCGACCGTTGCAGCAATATCTGGGCTTCACTGCCGGGCGCTGGTTATGGTCAGTTCGAGCATAAGGCTGACAGCCTGATTGCAAAATTCAAAGAAGCTGGCGGAACAGTCAGAGAGATTGAGGTATGAGCAGAGTAACCGCGATTATCTCCGCTCTGGTTATCTGCATCATCGTCTGCCTGTCATGGGCTGTTAATCATTACCGTGATAATGCAATCGCCTACAAAGAACAGCGCGATAAAAAAGTCAGTGAGCTGAAGCAGGCGAACGCCACCATTACTGACATGCAGCAGCGCCAGCGTGATGCTGATGCACTCGATGCTAAATACACGAAGGAGTTAGCTGATGCGAAAGCTGAAAATGATGCTCTTCGGCGCAAGCTTGATAATGGTGGCAGGGTGCTCGTCAAAGGAAAATGCCATGTGCCATCCTCAGACGAAACCTCCAGCGCCTCCGGCATGGGCAATGATGCCACCGTCGAACTCTCTCCAGTTGCTGGACGAAACGTTCTCGGTGTCCGGGACGGAATTATCCGCGACCAAACAGCACTGAGAACGCTTCAGGAATACATCAGGACGCAATGCCTTCGATGATAGCGATAATTCTACTCATCATCCTTCACATCTGGCTCTGTAGACAGGGTGGTGATCACTTCTGGAGTGAATCCAGATTAAACATCTCATTGCTGATGCTTGAAGTTGAGCATCTGGCGCGCGGTAAGGGGCTGCGTTGAGATAAGAGCCAGTTCATTACAAAGCCTATCTACGGGTGGGCTTGATAATGAAACCGGAGTTAATTTCTGGTCACTAATTAACGGCAGTACAGCGAAACAACCCAAGCCAGTAAGTGGGGAAATAACACTGGCAGCCACTGAAAGATGAACCTCCTGCCTTATGGCAAAAAAGATTCTTTGTGGTGGCGGACTGATGGAAAGACATCGGTTATTGCAGAGGCCATTCAATGAGTGGTCTCGACAATGGCTTATACCCTACACGGGATAACTTAACTTATATCCCTTTTAACGGATAAACGGAGCCAACAATGGCAGAGATTATTCCCATGACTGAAGAACAGAAATTCCAGTTAGAGATTTACAAGCTGGTCATGAACCAGAACGCAGCTGCAGAGGAAGCATTTCAGTTCATTGGCACTGACGAGCTGAAGCTTGAGCTATTCAAAATTCACTTCCAGTCAGGCGGCGCTAATTCAGATATCACGACCCGCACAATCGAAGCGGTACGTAAATCGAAGGAAGCGTTAGACCTGTTTACTACCGGAGCATAAACATGGCGCGCCCAACAAAGTATCAAGAGGCGTACGCCGAACAGGCACGCAAACTGTGCTTGCTGGGCTACACCGATGCAGAGCTTGCTGATTTCTTCGAAGTCAGTGAGTCAACTATTAACAAGTGGAAGCTTGATTATCCTGAGTTTTCGGAGTCCATAAAAAAGGGTAAGGCCGTTGCTGATGCAGAAGTTAGTGACCGTCTTTATCAACGCGCTATGGGCTTCGTGGCTCCAGACATCGATATTCGTGTTATTGAAAACAGAATTGTCGAAACTCCGCTTGAGAAGTATTACCCGCCTGATACAACCGCCGCCATCTTCTGGCTTAAGAACCGACAGAAGGATAAATGGCGCGACAAGGTTGATCACGAACTAACAGGCAAAGACGGCGGCGCAATCCAGATTGAAACATCACCGATGAGTACTCTATTCGGAAAATGACCTCGATTAATCCTATCTTTGAACCGTTCATTGAGGCGCATCGCTACAAAGTCGCCAAAGGCGGTCGAGGTAGCGGTAAGTCATGGGCAATTGCGAGGCTGCTTGTTGAAGCGGCGCGCCGGCAGCCTGTGCGCATACTCTGCGCTCGTGAACTGCAAAACAGTATCAGCGATTCGGTAATCCGGTTGCTTGAAGACACCATAGAGCGGGAAGGGTATTCGGCTGAGTTTGAAATTCAGCGTTCCATGATTCGTCATCTCGGAACGAATGCCGAATTCATGTTCTACGGCATCAAAAACAACCCGACAAAGATTAAATCGCTCGAAGGTATTGATATCTGCTGGGTGGAGGAAGCGGAAGCGGTAACGAAGGAATCGTGGGATATTCTGATACCAACCATCCGTAAGCCGTTCTCTGAAATATGGGTAAGCTTCAACCCGAAAAACATCCTCGACGATACCTATCAGCGATTCGTCGTAAACCCTCCTGATGATATTTGTCTGCTGACAGTGAACTACACCGACAACCCGCACTTTCCTGAAGTTCTCCGTCTGGAGATGGAAGAGTGCAAACGCAGAAATCCGACACTGTATCGTCACATCTGGCTTGGTGAGCCAGTAAGCGCAAGTGATATGGCAATCATCAAACGCGAATGGCTTGAAGCCGCAACCGATGCGCACAAGAAACTCGGATGGAAAGCGAAAGGCGCGGTTGTTTCTGCGCATGACCCATCAGATACAGGGCCAGATGCTAAAGGTTATGCATCGCGCCACGGTTCGGTAGTTAAGCGCATTGCCGAAGGTCTGCTGATGGACATCAACGAGGGTGCTGACTGGGCTACTTCGCTGGCGATTGAAGACGGCTCTGACCATTACCTGTGGGATGGTGATGGTGTTGGTGCCGGGCTACGCAGACAGACAACGGAAGCGTTCTCCGGCAAGAAAATCACCGCCACGATGTTCAAGGGCAGCGAATCGCCATTCGATGAAGATGCGCCGTATCAGGCCGGAGCATGGGCTGATGAAGTCGTACAGGGCGACAACGTTCGCACTATTGGTGATGTGTTCCGCAATAAGCGAGCGCAATTCTATTACGCGCTGGCTGACAGGCTGTATCTGACATATCGGGCGGTTGTCCACGGTGAGTATGCAGACCCCGACGACATGCTGAGTTTCGACAAAGAAGCGATAGGCGAGAAGATGCTGGAGAAGCTGTTTGCAGAACTGACGCAGATTCAGCGCAAATTCAATAATAACGGGAAGCTGGAGCTTATGACTAAGGTCGAAATGAAGCAGAAGCTCGGTATTCCATCTCCTAACCTGGCTGATGCGCTGATGATGTGTATGCATTGCCCGGCATTGGTCCGCGAAGAAACAGAAATATACGTTCCCTCATCCTCCGGTTGGTAAACATGGCAGAGACATTAGAGAAAAAACATGAGCGGATCATGCTCAGGTTTGACCGCGCCTATTCTCCACAGAAGGAAGTGCGCGAAAAGTGCATTGAAGCTACGAGGTTTGCTCGTGTCCCCGGAGGTCAATGGGAAGGAGCAACGGCGGCTGGAACTAAGCTTGATGAGCAGTTCGAGAAGTATCCTAAGTTTGAAATCAATAAGGTAGCAACTGAACTTAACCGCATCATTGCAGAATACCGCAATAACAGAATAACCGTTAAGTTTCGTCCTGGTGACAGAGAGGCAAGCGAAGAGTTAGCCAATAAATTAAATGGTCTGTTCCGTGCTGACTACGAAGAAACTGATGGCGGTGAGGCTTGCGATAATGCATTTGACGACGCTGCTACTGGTGGTTTCGGTTGCTTCCGTTTGACGTCGATGCTGGTCAATGAATACGACCCCATGGACGATCGTCAGCGTATTGCTATTGAACCAATATACGACCCGTCGCGCTCTGTGTGGTTTGACCCTGACGCTAAGAAGTACGACAAATCTGACGCGTTGTGGGCGTTCTGTATGTATTCGTTGTCACCTGAAAAATATGAGGCTGAATACGGAAAGAAACCTCCTACTTCTCTGGATGTAACGTCTATGACCAGTTGGGAATATAACTGGTTTGGTGCAGATGTTATTTACATAGCGAAGTATTACGAAGTTCGTAAAGAGTCTGTTGACGTCATCAGTTATCGACATCCAATCACTGGAGAGATTGCAACATACGACAGTGATCAGGTTGAAGATATTGAAGATGAACTGGCAATAGCTGGATTTCAGGAAGTGGCAAGGCGCTCAGTGAAGCGCCGTCGTGTGTATGTATCCGTAGTGGATGGTGATGGTTTCCTTGAGAAACCTCGACGTATTCCTGGTGAGCATATCCCCCTCATCCCGGTTTATGGAAAACGCTGGTTCATTGATGACATTGAGCGTGTCGAAGGGCACATTGCAAAAGCAATGGATCCACAGCGTTTGTACAACCTTCAGGTTTCAATGCTGGCTGATACTGCAGCGCAAGACCCCGGTCAGATCCCTATAGTTGGCATGGAGCAAATTCGTGGACTTGAGAAGCACTGGGAGGCTCGCAACAAGAAACGCCCAGCGTTCTTGCCGTTGCGCGAAGTGAGAGATAAATCTGGCAACATTATCGCTGGAGCTACCCCGGCAGGATATACACAGCCTGCGGTTATGAATCAGGCATTGGCTGCATTACTACAGCAAACCAGTGCTGATATTCAGGAGGTTACAGGCGGCAGTCAGGCCATGCAGCAGATGCCAAGTAATATTGCTCAGGAAACGGTTAACAACTTGATGAACAGAGCAGATATGGCTTCGTTTATCTATCTGGATAATATGGCGAAAAGTCTTAAACGCGCTGGTGAAGTATGGCTGTCAATGGCGCGTGAAGTGTACGGTTCAGAACGTGAAGTGCGCATCGTTAACGAAGATGGAAGTGATGATATCGCTGTCCTGAGCGCACAGGTTGTTGACAGGCAAACAGGGGCTGTTGTTGCGTTAAATGACCTTTCTGTCGGTCGATACGATGTGACGGTTGATGTTGGACCAAGCTACACAGCACGACGTGATGCAACGGTTTCTGTACTGACAAATGTCCTTAGCTCTATGCTTCCAACAGACCCAATGCGCCCGGCAATTCAGGGTATTATTCTGGACAATATCGATGGCGAAGGCCTTGATGACTTCAAAGAGTACAACCGAAACCAACTGCTGATATCTGGTATTGCAAAACCACGCAATGAGAAAGAGCAGCAGATTGTTCAACAGGCGCAAATGGCAGCACAAAGCCAGCCAAATCCTGAAATGGTTCTCGCTCAGGCGCAAATGGTAGCAGCGCAGGCAGAAGCGCAAAAAGCAACTAACGAAACTGCTCAAACTCAAATCAAAGCATTTACTGCCCAGCAGGATGCGATGGAGAGTCAGGCAAACACTGTCTATAAACTGGCTCAAGCCAGAAACATCGATGACAAAGCAGTGATGGAGGCAATACGCCTTCTGAAAGATGTCGCCGAGTCACAACAACAGCAATTCCAGTCACCACCACAGTCACCGGCAGACTTAATGCCGAGTTAACCAGGAGTAATCAATGGAAAACGAACTGATCATCGACGGTCAGGTTATTGACCTGTCTGAAACACAGGAAAATGCAGAAGAAACCATCATCCAAACAGAGTCACAGCCTGAGAATGAAAGCCAGGATGACAACGGAAAAGAGATGGCAACTGATCCTGAAAAAACCGAAGAGACACCAGAAGATTACGCCTTGCGTATTGGTGATGAAGAAATTCAGCTTAACGCTGACGATAATGATCACATTGACGGGCAACCTGCACCGCAATGGGTGAAAGATCTTCGCAAAGGCTTCAAAGAAACACAGAAAGAAAACCGTGAGTTGCGACGCCAGCTTGAGGAAGCATTAGCCAAGCATGCGGAACATCAGCAACCACAACCAGACGCTATTCCACCAAAACCGACTCTTGAGTCGTGTGATTATGACGAACAGGCGTTTGAACAGGCATTGACTGATTGGCATGAGAAAAAAGGCCGTGTCGAACAGCAGCAGCAACAAAAACTACGTCAGCAACAGGAATACCAGCAGCGTTTCCAGCAAAGGGTAGAAGCGCATAAACAACGGGCAGCCAAACTTCCTGTGAAAGATTATCAGGAAATGGAAGCCATTGTTCTTAGTGAGCTACCACCAATTCAGCAGGAAATCATCATTCACTGTGCAGACGAAGGCTCTGAACTACTCGCCTATGGCTTAGGTAAGAGCCAGCAATTACGCCAGCGTGTAGCCGCTGAGACAGATCCAATTCGCGCAGCATTCCTCTTGGGGCAGATTAGCAAACAGGTAAGCCTTGCTCCAAAACCAAAGAAAGCCATCAAGCCAGAGCCGGAAGTACGTGGTGGCGGTGCTGATGCGAAACAAGACGAATTCAACAAATTATGCCCCGGCGCAAAAATCGAATAAGGAAAAGATAAATGCCTAACAATCTCGACAGTAACGTCAGTCAAATCGTTCTGAAAAAATTCCTTCCGGGTTTTATGTCAGATTTAGTTCTGGCGAAAACCGTAGACCGTCAGTTGCTGGCAGGTGAAATCAACTCCAGCACTGGCGATAGCGTTAGCTTTAAACGTCCGCATCAATTCTCATCCCTCCGTACTCCCACTGGTGATATTTCAGGGCAAAATAAAAACAACCTGATCTCAGGTAAAGCTACGGGGCGTGTAGGTAACTACATCACTGTTGCTGTTGAATATCAGCAACTGGAGGAAGCGATCAAGCTTAACCAGCTGGAAGAAATTCTCGCGCCGGTTCGCCAGCGAATCGTTACCGACCTTGAAACAGAGCTTGCTCACTTCATGATGAATAACGGTGCGTTGTCACTTGGTAGCCCCAATACTCCAATCACCAAATGGTCTGATGTTGCGCAGACGGCATCTTTCCTGAAAGACCTCGGCGTTAATGAAGGTGAAAACTATGCTGTAATGGATCCATGGTCTGCACAGCGACTTGCTGATGCGCAGACTGGTTTGCATGCTTCAGATCAATTGGTTCGTACTGCATGGGAGAACGCACAGATCCCAACCAATTTTGGCGGCATTCGCGCACTGATGTCTAATGGGCTTGCCTCTCGTACGCAGGGGGCATTTGGCGGAACACTGACAGTCAAAACACAGCCAACTGTTACCTATAACGCAGTTAAAGACTCATACCAGTTCACTGTAACATTGACCGGAGCGACAGCCAGCGTTACAGGTTTTCTGAAAGCTGGTGATCAGGTCAAATTCACCAATACCTACTGGCTGCAACAGCAGACCAAACAGGCGTTGTATAACGGAGCCACACCAATTAGCTTCACTGCAACGGTTACTGCTGATGCTAATTCAGACAGCAGTGGCGATGTGACGGTTACGCTTTCTGGTGTTCCGATTTATGACACTACAAACCCGCAGTACAACTCTGTAAGTCGTCAGGTAGAGGCAGGCGATGCCGTATCTGTAGTAGGCACTGCTAGCCAGACAATGAAGCCAAACCTGTTCTATAACAAGTTCTTCTGTGGACTTGGATCTATCCCACTGCAGAAACTGCACAGTATTGATTCTGCTGTTGCAACATATGAAGGTTTCTCCATCCGCGTACATAAATACGCAGATGGCGATGCCAACGTGCAAAAAATGCGCTTCGACTTACTGCCTGCATATGTGTGCTTTAACCCACACATGGGCGGTCAGTTCTTCGGTAATCCGTAATAACAAGGGGCTTACGCCCCTTTTATGTTTTAAGGAAACAATATGGATCGGATGAGTGTATTCCTTGCCGCAGATAACGAATCCGGGCATGTACAGGCCGTTATCGCAGAAAAAGACTTCCAGTTTTTCGAAAGGTTGGGCTTTGTTGCCTCAGTTGATGAATTGAAACCGACCAGTAAGCGAGGTAGTAAGGCGGCGGACAATGGCAACAGTACTGACAAAGGGTGAGATCGTCCTTTTTGCGCTTCGTAAGTTTGCTATTGCTTCTAATGCATCGCTTACTGATGTTGAGCCGCAATCAATTGAAGATGGTGTAAATGATCTGGAAGATATGATGTCCGAGTGGATGATTAACCCCGGCGACATTGGTTACGCTTTCGCAACTGGAGATGAGCAGCCATTACCAGATGATGAGTCAGGTCTTCCAAGAAAATACAAACACGCAGTAGGCTATCAGTTATTGCTGAGAATGCTATCTGATTACAGCCTTGAACCAACTCCGCAAGTTCTCAGTAACGCCCAACGCTCATATGATGCCTTGATGACCGACACTCTGGTTGTTCCTTCAATGCGACGACGTGGAGATTTTCCTGTAGGGCAGGGTAATAAATATGACGTGTTCACATCTGACCGATATTATCCAGGCGATCTCCCTCTGATTGATGGCGATATCCCAAACGCATAGGTGAATAAATGCCTATTCAGCAACTTCCGCTTATGAAAGGTGTCGGCAAAGACTTTAGAAACGCCGACTATATCGACTATCTGCCAGTGAATATGTTGGCTACACCCAAAGAAATCCTGAACAGCAGCGGATATCTTCGCTCATTCCCGGGCATTGCCAAACGTTCTGATGTGAACGGCGTATCGCGAGGCGTCGAGTACAACATGGCACAGAATGCTGTTTATCGCGTGTGTGGTGGCAAACTGTATAAGGGCGAAAGTGAGGTCGGTGATGTTGCCGGAAGTGGTCGCGTATCAATGGCGCATGGTCGAACATCACAGGCGGTAGGCGTTAACGGGCAACTGGTCGAATACCGCTATGATGGCACGGTTAAAACCGTCTCAAACTGGCCTGCAGACAGCGGGTTTATGCAGTATGAGTTAGGTTCTGTTCGCGACATTACGCGTTTACGTGGGCGTTATGCGTGGTCAAAAGACGGCACTGATTCATGGTTTATCACTGACCCAGAAGACGAATCGCATCCTGACCGTTACAGCGCACAATATCGCGCAGAATCGCAGCCGGACGGTATCCTCGGCATCGGAACATGGCGAGACTTCATCGTCTGCTTTGGTTCATCGACTATTGAATATTTCTCCCTGACTGGTGCAACCACCGTTGGTGCCGCTTTGTATGTCGCACAACCATCGCTGATGGTGCAGAAAGGCATTGCCGGAACTTACTGCAAAACGCCATTCGCTGATTCGTATGCGTTTATCAGCAATCCGGCAACGGGTGCGCCGTCTGTATACATCATCGGATCAGGTCAGGTATCACCAATCGCCAGCGCGAGCATTGAGAAAATTCTTCGCTCCTACACTGCTGATGAACTGGCTGATGGTGTGATGGAATCGCTGCGATTTGATGCGCATGAACTGCTGATTATCCACCTTCCGCGCCACGTCCTCGTGTACGACGCATCTTCAAGCGCCAATGGTCCGCAATGGTGTGTGTTGAAAACAGGCCTGTATGACGATGTGTACCGCGCTATCGACTTCATTTATGAAGGCAATCAGATAACGTGCGGCGATAAGCTGGAGTCCGTGACCGGGAAATTGCAGTTCGATATCAGCAGCCAGTACGACAAGCAACAGGAACACCTGCTGTTTACTCCACTGTTCAAAGCGGATAACGCCAGATGCTTCGATCTGGAGGTGGAATCATCCACTGGCGTAGCTCAGTACGCCGACCGCCTGTTCCTCTCTGCAACCACTGACGGCATCAATTACGGGCGTGAGCAGATGATTGAGCAGAATGAACCGTTCGTTTACGACAAACGCGTTTTGTGGAAGAAAGTAGGGCGCATCAGGAAAAACATTGGCTTCAAATTGCGCGTTATCACGAAGTCACCTGTCACTCTGTCTGGCTGCCAGATAAGGATCGAGTAATGGCTGATTCGAATCTCAACACCCCTGTTATTGTGCAGGCGACGCGGCTCGATACATCAATCCTTCCACGCAATATATTCAGCCAGTCTTACCTGCTGTATGTCATTAATCAGGGGGCTGATGTCGGCGCAATTGCCGGGAAAGCAAATCAGGCTGGTCAGGGCGCTTACGATGCTCAGGTGAAAAACGATGAACAGGATGTCGAACTGGCTGACCACGATGCAAGAATCACCGCAAACACAAAAGCGATAAATCTCCTTGAGGTCAGGTTAACAACCGCCGAAGGGAAGATAGTTGTACTGCGTAGCGATGTTGATTACTTGCTGGATGAGGTTATCGATATTCAGGCGCATCTGGTCACTGTTGACCAAAGACTGGATGGCGTAGAAAGCGATATATCTGACATTAAGAGTGATTACGTATCGAAAACCGTAACAGAATCGCAGTCTCTTGCGTCACCGCTGGATGTAAAAACATCATATTCAGTTGATGGAATTCAGGTCGTTGGAGCAAGGCAGACCGGATGGACAGCGGCCACAGGCACACCACTTCTTGGCTCATTCAACGCTAACCAGTCATACACGGTCGGCACTACGTACACACAATCCGAAGTCGCAGCTATCGCTACAGGTTTGGAGCAGGCGCGGCAGCGTATTCTGGCGCTTGAAACAGCACTTAGATTACATGGGCTGATTGACTGATGATTACATTCAAACCAACGCGAAACATCGACCTGATCGAAGCAGTAGGAAATCACCCTGACATCATCGCCGGGAGCAACAACGGTGATGGATACGACTACAAACCTGATTGCCGTTACTTTGAGGTGAACGTGCACGGTCAGTTTGGCGGCATTGTTTACTATCAGGAGATTCAGCCGCTTACATTCGATTGCCACGCCATGTACCTGCCAGAGATTCGCGGCTTCAGCAAGGAAATAGGGCTGGCGTTCTGGCGATACATTCTGACTAACACCACCGTTCAGTGCGTCACATCGTTCGCCGCACGCAAATTCCGCCACGGTCAGATGTACTGCGCAATGATTGGCCTTAAGCGTGTAGGAACCATCAAGAAATACTTCAAAGGCGTGGATGACGTGACTTTTTACAGCGCCACACGCGAAGAACTAATCGACTTCCTGAATCACGGGAGATAGCCATGTTATATGCATTTAAGCTGGGCAGAAAACTGCGCGGCGAGGAACCTTATTGCCCTGAAAAAGGCGGGAAAGGTGGCAGTTCTGATAAAAGTGCAAAGTATGCCGCAGAAGCTCAGAAGTATGCAGCAGACCTGCAAAATCAGCAGTGGCAGACGATCATGAAAAACCTTGCTCCGTTCACACCTCTTGCGGAGCAGTATGTTAACCAGTTGCAGAATCTTTCCAGTTTAGAAGGTCAGGGGCAGGCACTTAATCAGTATTACAACTCTCAGCAGTATAAAGACCTTGCAGGTCAGGCGCGTTACCAGAGTCTTGCTGCTGCGGAGGCGACGGGTGGACTTGGTTCGACAGCCACAAGCAATCAACTGGCTACGATCGCGCCGACACTCGGTCAGTCTTGGTTATCAAACCAGATGAGCAATTACAACAATCTGGCAAACGTTGGGCTTGGTGCGCTGCAAGGTCAGGCAAACGCCGGGCAGACGTACGCCAACAACATGAGCAGCATTGCACAGCAAAGCGCAGCACTTGCCGCTGCTAATGCCAATAAACCATCAAGTCTTCAGACTGCAATTAGCGGTGGCACGTCTGGTGCGATTGCCGGTGCAGGTCTTGCCAGCCTTTTGGGAACATCAACGCCTTGGGGCGCTGGCATTGGTGCTGGTATCGGATTGCTTGGCTCGTTGTTTTAAGGGGTAATCATGGCTACTTGGCAAGGAACAAACGGCGGATTGTTGGCTGGTATCGGCGGCGTCAACTCAAACGCTCCGAGCGTAAATGACATCGGCAATACGCTTCAGCTTATCAGGCAGAACAATGATATTGAGCGTTCAGGCGCTAACAATGTTGGGCTGACTGCTTTGCAAGGCCTTTCAGGTATTGCGGGGGTGTTTCAGCAGGAAAAGCAGGCTCAGCGGCAGAAAGAATTTCAGCAGGCATACGCTAATGCTTATGCGTCTGGTGATCGCGGTGCTTTGCGTCAGTTGGCTACTCAATATCCAGACCAGATTGAATCCATTCGTAAAGGCATGGGATTCATTGATGAAGAACAGCGTAATTCTATCGGTACATTAGCGGCTGGCGCACGTCTTGCGTCATCTTCTCCAGAAGCAATGCAATCATGGCTGCAAAACAACGCCAATGAGCTGGCGCGCGTCGGTGTTGACCCTAACAGCGTTGCTCAGATGTATCAGCAGAACCCTTCAGGATTTGGTGAGTTTGTTGATCACCTTGGAATGGCTGCTCTTGGTCCGATTGATTACTTCAATGTTCAGGACAAGATGGTTGGTCGCCAGCAGGATCAGCAAAGAATTAACGAAACAATCCGTAATAATGACATGACAAATGCCAGAGGGTGGGCAAGCAACAATATTGCGCAACAAAATGTCAATCTTCGTCGGATGGAATTAGAGGACAAGAAATACGACAGACTCATCGCAAATGAAACTAATGCCTTAAAACTTGCTGAATTGCAGGACAAGAGATTGCAGAATCAGCAAGCTATGGAGCAGGCAAAGCGAGATAAGGCCGATGCGTACAACTCTGGAATGGATAATCTCTCCAGAACGATAGAGACGGCTACAAAAGTTCTTAATAGCCCAGGATTCACGGGATATTTCGGAACAAACCTAAACCCACTATCGAGTAGATTCATTCCAGGAACAGAGGCTGCTGATACAGAAACTCTGGTTGACACACTGAAATCTCAGGGATTCTTATCTGGCATTCAGCAGATGAAAGGGATGGGGGCTTTAAGTAATGCCGAGGGGCAAAAGGTAATGGATGCTATTGGTAGTTTGTCCCCAAATCAGTCTGAAAAATCAGCCAGAGCAGCTATCAAAACAATCATAAAAACCACTGAGATGGCTCAGAAACGTATGCAACAGAAATACGGGAAGGACATACAACCGTCTCAACAGCAGCTTTCTGATGATGACCTGATTAATAAATATCTCGGAGGGCAGTGATGGCCTATAGTCGTGAACAGTTGATGACAGCATTAAGGAACGCTGATGCGGCAGGCGATACAGAAGGAGCGCGTCGCATTGCTCAGATGCTGTCTTCTGGTGATCAATCCACTCAAAACCAATCGCAGCCAGAAGAACAATCTCTGGTAGGAAAAGCCACTGACTGGCTCACTGGTGGTCAAAGCGCAGGGCAAATTGCAGAACAGGCTGGTCGTGGTCTGGTAAACATACCATTTGACGTATTGCAAGGGGGCGCAAGTCTGATTAATGCAATCAGCCAGGGGCTTGGTGGCCCAAAGGTTTTGGATGATGTCTATCGTCCAGTCGATCGACCGACAGACCCTTATGCGCAAGCCGGTGAAACAATTGGTGGGTATCTCCTGCCAATTGGCACAGCGGCAAAAGCTGCTGGAGCGCCAGCAAAGCTCGCTGGAGATATCGGTTCCGCAGGAAACATGATTGCAGGTTCTCTTGCTGATGCTGCAAATCAGGAGGGCGACTTTGCACAAAATGCTGCCATTAACGGTGGTATCAATATTGGTGCTCAAGGCGTTCTTTCAGGTGTCGGGCGCGTTATTGCGCCAAGGGTTTCACAGGCTCTTGGTGGTGCAGCACTGAATTCTGCTAATGATGTTTCCAGGATGGCAAAGTCAGGTGCTGGGCGTCAGTCAATTGCCAGTCAGGCCGCTAATGTGTCCGAAGATGTAGCAAAAGCGGCTGAGTCTGCTGGAATTGATATAAACGCATTAACACCAGGAATGCGATCTGGAAGTCGTGGAATTGCACAAGCCGAAGGCGCATTGGCATCAACACCAGGAATTGTTCAGGACGCCCATCAGGCAGCATTTAACGAAATATCATCAAAGTTAAGTCGAAACCTTGATGAATTTGGGGCCGCATCTGGAACGGCATCAGAAAAAAGTGCGGCTATAAAACAAAGGATTCTTCAAAATCTTGATCAGATGAAGGATGCCGAGCGCGCGGCATGGGATGACGTGCGGTCAACAATGCCAAATCAAAAAGCAAGAATGCTAAATGGTAATGCCGTTATTCAGGCAGAGCGATCTGCTGGCATACCGCTTACTCCTGAAATGAAACAGTTTGTTCAGGCAAACAATCAAGGTGGAGTAACATTTGATGGCATGAAAGCATGGAGAGCGAAATTTGCTGATGCGGAGCAAAAATATAAGCGTAGCGGAGAGGCAAATGCGGCAAGGAGAGCAGGGGAAATACGCCGGGCAATTACTGATGATATGCGCACAATGGCGGAAAACGGCGGATTTCTTGATGACTGGCAGAAAGCTAATGATCTGTCTAAAGCGAGGTTATCAGCACAAGAGAGTGCAGAGTCTGTTTTCGGGCGTGATTTGGCAACAGATGCACTGATTACGAATGGAGTAAAATCCCTTCAATCATCGTCAGCTAAAGGTCTTAATGGTCCTGCTGGGTTCCATTCTATGATCCGCGCGCTGCCAGAATCAGAGCGTGTTCCTGCTATATCATCAATGTTGCAAGATGCTATCTCGCATGGTGTACGTGGTGGCAAAGCTGATGCAGCAGGAATTAACCATATCGCAGGGATACTTACCCCACAAAATGTAAAAGCCATTAGCAGATATTCCTCAGAACTCGGAAGAATTGCTGATGCATATGGCACTCTTGCAAGAGCAGCAGTGAAACCTCAGCAGTATATTGAAAGAACAGGGAGAACTGCCAATGTACTACGCGATCTGGATGCCGGTTTATCCAACGTCACATCAACAGTGTTAAATGCAATTGCCAACTCAACATCAGGTGCCATTGTTGGTGGAGCAGGAGGGGGCATTGCAGGCGCTGCCGCAGGTGCTTTAGTTGGCGCCGGGTTAAAAGGTGCTGTATCTAAAATTGCCACCACGCGTAGCGGCCGATATGCGATAGAGAAAGCAGTTCAGGAAGCCACGAAAGCAGTAAGAGCTGGCGGAAGTAAAGAAGCATTAGCGGCGGCGGAACGCAGATTTATGGCAAATAAAGCCGCCGTAAAAGCAATACGCGATGCTATTGGTAGCGATGAATTCAATCGCTTGTCGAGAGCTGGTATTGTCGCCTCGTTAAGCGGTATGAATGAATATGAATAGCTTTATCTAATGTTGCTGCTACTGTTGCATGTGACGGTGTTTCCAAATCCTGAATTGCAGTTTGTATAGGTGTCAACACGCGTTGGGTAAGGTTGAGTTATAACAGGCTGTCTCGCTTTTTGCTCGATCGCTTGCATTGTGTTTACAGCCTGATAATTCAATAAAGCCTGCTGGAATGCTTGGCTTTGTGCTATTTGTTGGGCTTGTTCTTGGCTTTGTAATTGAACATAAAGATTCTGAAGCTCAAGTCTTGCCTGTGCGTCACTTATCTTGCCTTCATCGACACCTTGCCCGAGCATCTTCGCAGCAAGGACATACAGCTTAGGTGTTGGTGCTGATGCCATGCGTGAGTCGTTCTTCACGCTGGCATCAAGGCAATTAGCCATATCACTAAGCTTTGGATAGCGTTGTTCGCAACTTGCTTGATAGTCACTTACTTTTGCGCATCCAGCCAGCAGAAGCGGGATAATTAATAGTGATTTTTTCATAAAGTTATTTATAAAATCCTTTCTATTATTTATCAGAAGTTAGATTGTAATAATTGGTATAAGCTGAAATTGACTTCTGGCATGCTTCAAGAAACTCCTGTGGATTCATTCCAAGTCTTGCTTGCTCTGTGGTCAGAAAACGCTGTAAGAACTCATCTCCGCCAGGCATTTTTGTTGATTCTTGAAATGTTGCCATTTGTTTGATTGTGCCGCACATGCCAGCAAATTTCGAAGTTATCATGAGTTCTTGCAGGCCTTTAAGATAGCCATTATCTGATTTTTGTTTGGCGCAAACTATTGTAGAGAAGAACAATATTAACAAAATAGCGATGCGTTTCATTTTTCACCGTTGCCATGCATACATTTTAACTTCTCAACCTCATGCTCAAGCTCTATCAACCGCGATGCTATAGTTGCAAGGTCTAGTGCTTGAATGTGTTTATTTTTTTCGGTCCACGCTTCAAGTGCCGCGACCATCTCAGCATTTAATGAACGAGAATTAGCCTCAGCCAGCTCAATAAGACGTTCCTTTATCTCTACAGGAAGCCTCAGATTCACTTGAGGGTTTTTGTACTTACGATCAGACATCGGCGCATCCTGAATAATTATTTACCACAGGATATGTAGGTATCTATTGACTATCAATGCGTACCTAAATACTATGTATGCGTACCACATACAAAGGAGCAAAAATGAAAGTTAAGACATTAAGGATGCCAGAATGGCTAGAAAAGGCTTTGGAGCAGTCCGCGAAAAAGGATGATCGGTCGTTCAGTAATGAGGTATTGAGGAGACTAAAGGAGTCAGTAGCTAAGGATGGAATTGTTTGTCCAGAATGAGTAAAGCCCAAGCTATTGCGAGTAGCTCGGGCTTAAATCGCCAGTAAATTTTGAGGAAAAACTGACATGAAAAGTATAGCAACAGCAGTATCTACTATCAACGTGCCATTCCACGGCGCAGAGCTTTATGTCGTCAATCACAACGGTGAGCCGTACACCCCAATGAAACCTATCGTTGAGGGAATGGGGCTAGACTGGAAATCTCAACATAAGAAGATTTCTCAACGCTTCTCGAAGGGTATGGTGGAAATCACCATACCTTCTGCCGGTGGGGTGCAAGCCATGATTTGTATGGCTTTACGAAAATTGGCAGCTTGGTTGAACAGCATCAGTCCTAACAAAGTCCGCCCTGAAATCCGCGACAAGGTAATCCAGTATCAGGAAGAGTGTGACGATGTGCTCTACGAATACTGGACTAAAGGCCATGTAGTTAACCCACGCAAAGTTAAAAAGGCGTTGCCGGGTAAAATCACCACTGAACAGCAGGAAGCCATTAAACAACTCGTCATGAGTCGCGGTCAGTCTCTGCCAAAAGAAAAACAGGCTAAGGCGATGATCACCATGTGGTCGTCACTGAAATCCCATTTTGGATGTTCGTACAAAGAAATCAGTGAGGAGCAGTTTACCGAAGCACTGTCACTTGCAGCTCGAGTTCCACTTGAAGGTGAGTTCATTGGCAAACAAGAGAAGAAAACCGACGAGCTTTCTGCAAAAGAAGCAAACAGCCTTGTATGGTTATGGGATTATGCCAACCGTTCACAGGCATTATTCCGCGAACTGTATCCGGCATTAAAACAAATTCAATCGAACTATTCCGGCAGATGTCATGACTGCGGTTATGAGTTCTCCCGTATTATCGATATGGCGAGAGACGTTTTAATCAATCACACACGAGATGTTGATATCAATGAGCCAGACGGACCAACGAATCTTTCCGCATGGATGAGACTTAAGAATAAAGAATTACCTCCTTCAGTACATAACTACTGACAGATAACCAACGCAACGACCCAGCTTCGGCTGGGTTTTTTTATGCCCAAAATTCACCGTAGCCATGCTTCGGCGATTCCTTGTATCTGGAGCAAATTAAATGACAGACATTACAGCCAATGTTGTAGTGAGTATGCCTTCGCAACTCTTCACTATGGCGCGTTCTTTTAAAGCCGTAGCCAATGGCAAAATTTATATCGGTAAAATTGACACTGATCCTGTAAATACAGAAAACCAGATTCAGGTCTATGTGGAGAATGAAGACGGTTCTCACGTTCCTGTTTCGCAACCAATAATCATTAACGCTGCTGGATATCCGGTATATAACGGACAGATTGCCAAATTCGTTACCGTGCAAGGCCATTCTATGGCTGTTTATGATGCGTATGGTGCGCAGCAGTTCTATTTTCCTAATGTGCTGAAGTATGATCCTGATCAGTTACGGCAGCAATTAGAAGACACAGATGGAGCGAATAAATACCCAAAACTTCAGATAGCAAGATGGAGAGACAGTTATGATGTAAGAGGTTGGGGGGCTATTGGTGATGGTGTTCATGATGATACATCAGCTCTATCAGAATTACTTTCTGTTGCAACAGGTGGTGAAAAGATAGATGGGCGAGGGCTTACTTTTAAAGTATCAACTCTTCCAGATGTCAGTCGATTTAAAAATGCTCGTTTTTTATTTGAGAGAATACCGGGTCAGCCTCTTTTTTATGTTTCTGAAGATTTTATCCAGGGAGAGTTATTTAAAATTACAGATACACCGTGGTACAACGCCTGGACGCAGGATAAAACGTTTGTATATGACAATGTCATCTATGCGCCTTTTATGGCTGGAGACCGCCATGGTGTAAATAACCTCCATGTTGCATGGGTTCGCTCAGGAGATGACGGGAAGACCTGGACAACGCCGGAATGGCTTACAGATTTACATGAAAACTATCCCACAGTTAACTATCACTGCATGAGTATGGGGGTTGTCAGAAATCGCCTTTTTGCTGTAATTGAGACGCGGACCGTGAGCGGAAATAAACTGCAGGTTGCAGAGTTGTGGGATCGCCCAATGAGTCGCAGCCTTCGCGTTTATGGTGGTATAACGAAAGCAGCAAATCAGCAAGTCGCTTATATTCGCATTACTGATCACGGATTATTTGCTGGTGATTTTGTCAACTTCTCAAACTCTGGTGTTACAGGTGTTACCGGGAATATGACGGTGACTACTGTTATTGATAAAAATACTTTTACAGTTACGACGCAAAATACCCAGGATGTGGATCAGAATAACGAGGGTAGATACTGGAGTTTTGGTACATCATTTCACTCGTCACCATGGAGAAAAACCAGTCTTGGAACTATTCCTTCTTTTGTTGACGGAAGCACTCCTGTTACTGAGATTCACAGTTTTGCGACGATTAGCGATAACAGTTTTGCTGTTGGCTACCATAATGGTGATATTGGTCCACGCGAGCTTGGGATACTCTATTTCTCTGATGCTTTCGGTTCTCCTGGTAGCTTTGTTCGCAGACGCATACCTGCAGAATATGAGGCGAATGCATCTGAGCCATGTGTAAAATATTATGATGGCATTCTGTATCTGACGACCAGGGGGACATTAAGTACTCAACCCGGTAGTTCATTGCACAGAAGCTCTGATTTAGGTACATCATGGAATTCTCTTCGCTTCCCAAATAATGTTCATCACTCAAACCTTCCTTTTGCCAAAGTTGGCGATGAGCTGATTATTTTTGGCAGTGAGCGCGCATTTGGTGAGTGGGAAGGAGGAGAACCTGATAACCGTTATGCAGGAAACTATCCAAGAACATTTATGACCAGAGTTAACGTCAATGAGTGGAGTCTGGATAATGTAGAGTGGGTTAATGTTACTGATCAGATTTATCAGGGCGGAATAGTTAACTCTGCGGTTGGTGTTGGTTCAGTTTGTATCAAAGACAACTGGCTGTACTACATTTTCGGTGGGGAAGACTTTCTAAACCCATGGAGCATAGGGGATAACAACAGAAAATATCCTTATGTTCACGATGGTCACCCGGCTGATTTGTATTGTTTCAGGGTGAAAATTAAACAGGAAGAATTTGTTTCAAGGGATTTTGTCTACGGAGCCACTCCTAACAGAACGCTTCCTACTTTTATGTCGACGTCAGGCGTGAGGACGGTTCCTGTACCCGTTGATTTCACAGATGATGTTGCCGTCCAGTCACTGACTGTCCATGCAGGTACATCAGGACAAGTTCGCGCGGAAGTCAAACTTGAGGGTAATTACGCCATTATTGCGAAGAAAGTACCGTCTGATGATGTTACCGCTCAGAGATTAATCGTTAGCGGCGGTGAAACAACGTCTTCAGCAGATGGTGCAATGATAACGTTGCATGGTTCCGGAAGCAGTACTCCACGTCGCGCGGTATATAACGCACTCGAACATCTTTTTGAGAACGGAGATGTTAAACCTTATCTTGATAATGTAAATGCTCTTGGTGGTCCGGGAAACAGGTTCTCGATAGTTTATCTTGGCTCCAATCCTGTGGTTACCAGTGACGGAACATTAAAGACAGAGCCGGTCTCTCCTGACGAAACATTGCTGGATGCCTGGGGTGACGTCAGGTATATCGCTTATAAATGGCTGAACGCTGTCGCTATAAAGGGGGAAGAAGGGGCGAGGATACATCATGGTGTAATCGCGCAGCAACTTCGTGATGTTCTTATTTCTCACGGACTCATGGAAGAAGAAAGCACAACATGCCGCTATGCCTTTCTTTGCTATGACGATTATCCCGCAGTATATGATGACGTCATTACTGGCCAAAGGGAAATGCCGCTGACTGATAATGACGGGAGCATCATTGTTGATGAGGATGATAATCCAGTGATGGTAATGGAAGACATCATTGAGCGCGTTGAAATAACGCCAGCAGGATCTAGATGGGGGGTCAGACCTGATCTCTTATTCTATATCGAGGCGGCATGGCAGCGCAGAGAAATAGAAAGAATAAAAGCTAGGTTAGACTTAATAGAAGGGAAGCACTAAATGTTTCGTTGGCGTCAAAAATATGAACTGCTCACATAAAGAAGTAAGTACATTGGCAAAAAACATTGACGTCAACGAAATTAAATATAAAAATTTAAATGCTTTTTAATGACAAGAAAAGTAACTAGTGGTAAAATAACGTAGGATACTAATATGTCAAGACTCAAGACTCAAGACTCAAGACTCAAGACTCAAGACTCAAGACTCAAGACTCAAGACTCAAGACTCAAGACTCAAGAC